CACCTGCATCTTTCCAACAACCTTTCGGTTAAAAACCAGAGGCCCAATGGGCCGACCGGTTTCTAGCTACTACGTAACCGCCAATCCTTCTGATGGGCGAAAACGGCACTCTTTCATCTCCAGGATCAAAGATTATACTCGAATCATTCCGAGTGTAATACAATGAGTCTGTGTCGCATGGAAGAAATTCAGATACACAAGTAGACCTTAAATGGTCGGTGTATCTCAAATATTCATCATGCTTACGCCGCGTTCTATATTGAAAGCGGCAGTAGTTGAAATAGAGAGTACCATGCTCGTCCTTTGTTATCTTGTTAAATTGAAAAAGATAACTGAGACTGAACCTATGGCTATCGCTAGATAGCTGAAGTCCAGAATCAGAAGGATAATCATCAGGTACTAGGAAAGGTTTTTCCCGGTAACGTTTGATTACTTTGATAATGTAACGAAAAACATGGCGATCGTATAGGTATGTAAGAGATCCAAAGTACAGTCTGTACTTTGTTAAAATCTTATTACAAACGCTATACAACCATGCTTCCATGACACTGTCAGAGCAGGCGGTCGGTCTTTTAAGATTAAAAGGCCGAACATCTTCTCCACGAAGGTAATCACCTCCGCAAGATTCTCTAAAGCCATTAAGTGGGTCCATAAAACTCTTTTCAGAGTTAACAATGAAGCCAACACTTTCTGCGACTTTGCAAAAGTCAACAGCTACCTGAGTAGGTAGAATGCAGTCATCTCCAAAAACCGAGCAAGCCCTTTTGGCTTGCAACGGTGCTAACAAACTCGCAGAGCGAGGTTGATAGAAGGTATGACAGCTGGCGACAGCCAGGCAATAGAAGATGATCGTTTCCAAAGGAAACGTTGTGGCGTTACCCATAGTACTAAACATATTTAAGCGTATAGCGGGATCATTTGGCCGTAAGGTCATTGATTCGCAGCGAAAACATTTTAATATATGTAACCATTTTGGTGGAAGAAGAAACTCCACCAACTTGATCGATAAACAGTCTGAAGCAGAAGAAAAGTCAATGGTGGCTAAAGAGCCATCCAGTGATCCTTTTCGTGCTAAAAACTTATGTCTATCAGGTAAGCGACTAACATCTAGGCCGAAAGACTTCATAAGAGCGTACATATAATGCATAGCGCCTTGTTGCAAAAACATATTTGCAGTAGGCTCTATAGCAATCATACGATCGATCTTATTGGTCTTCGGTACAGTAGTAGCCCGCGATGATTTACAGAATTGGTACTTGTCTACATTTAGTAGTTGTCGATTATGGTGAATAACCGAATCGTGACACTGAGTGTCAAACGAAAAGTACGAGTCCATGTAAATACTAGCAAGTCTTGTCGTAGAAATCGGATAGGAGAACTTTGCTTCGATGGAAGTATCTTCGAACTTTATGTTCTGGGATACGCCACCGGAGTGTTTGCAATATGCAAAAAGTTTCTCCATATCAAACTCGTGTAATATCTCATGAGCAAGGGACCGTGCACGTAAAAGTGTACGGTCTAACTTGTTGAGAGACACGTGAGCTAAGGTTTTTTGTTCTGGATATTTGAAATCCTGAAACCTACCTATATGCTCGTTGATAGCAAAGAACTTCTCAAACGAAAGTTCTTGAGTATCTAAGCTACCATCCATCATCTTATACTTTTTTAGAGTATTTTGATTTTGGCATTTACGATAAAAAAGACGAGCTTCCTTTGTGAGGCCAGTAGCTGGCTCACGAAGATCGCGACGAACTAGTTGATCGATTGTTGTTACAATACGATCAACTTGCAGCTGCTGTTGCAACCGCTCGGATTGTCTCTTATTAAGAGTGTCCGACTTATTCATAGAGTTTCTCCAAGAGTAAGATTAAAAACAACTTCAAGCTATTTTCTAGTTTTAAAGATTCTCCAAGCCTTTCGTATCGCTGTGAGAGCGATGCGAAGAGATTTGAAGAGAGTTGTGATACGTAAAAGTTTCATAACATTCCCAGACCGTTATTTAACGGACTGAGATACCCAAAACGAAGAATAGTCTGCTAGCCCCAAGAATTGGGCCCCTAACCGTGCATATTCAGCGAGCTCTAGCTCCGTCGTTTCCGACGAAGAAGCTACTGTAATACGAACGGTGTCAACAACAGTCTGTTCATTGGCCAAAAGTTTTGGAAACTTGAGGACAATGCTAGACCGCTGTTGGGAGTACCCATTGGGTGCTGAAGGAGCAGGCTTTGGACGAGAGACCTTGAAAGAAACAGTCTTCCTATCTAGAACCGAACCGGTTCCATAGTAAGCATTGTGTTCTACAAGACCTCCACCCAAAGATTGAAGTGTTGCATTTGCTCCGCCAGTGGCGGAGATGTCAGTTGTTGCTGTCTTTACGACAGACGCTTCGATAGTCATTATGACTCTCCTAAGTTATGCGCCTCTAAATGTTTGCACGACAAGTGCAATCAGGTCAGAGATACGCGTGACTGAACTAACTAAACCGGCGGGGTTAAACCCGGGGGCGGTGTCCAGGATCGAGGGATTCCAAGTTGTTCTTCTATAGGAAAACACAGAGCGTGTTTTTGAACCAGTAGAAGCTTGAAAATCTCTCCAATAACTATTGCGAACTTCTAATAGGGAATGTGTATTGTACACCTCCGTTTTAGTAGTAACCCAAGAGTTAATTATAGACACATTTGGATCGGCGAGAGCAACTAAACCTGATATCATATCAGATATATTTGAAACTCGGTCGATCATAAAGCTAAATGGCACAATCTGCCATAGAGCTACCGGGATATCTTTATCCCGGAGACCAAATGTGTATCGCCAATCGGACGCAGGATTCGAGACGCTGTAACGGATACCCGCTTTAATGATAACTTCACTACTTACAGTACGTAAGCAAGTGGTATTACCATAAGCATGAGTATCCTCAGCATCACTCTTTCCTTTGTCCTTCCCTCGAGCGGATTCAATAACTGGCCGTGGTTTGTTTAAACGGCCTAGGCCGTCAACGATAGAATAAGCGGAGTTCACCAAAGGTGTAACCGCGAATCTGTACGTTAACCAAACGTTAGCAATTGCTTCATCTCGCTTGATGCGCGTCGAACGACGCGCAGTCTTGACATCTTTTGAAAAGGCTTTCGCCAAATCAAAAAGAGACAAGAGCGGGTTACGCAAAAAATTGAGAGTCTGTCTAATTTCTAGAACATCCTCCAACATCTTATGCGGAGTGGAATCAACACGTGCTAAAGCACGTCGTTTTGCTCCGCCCTCGTCGAGAGGGGGAGCGTCAACGTGAAGTAATGGAAAAGTATTTGCGTAATAGACTTCAGGATAACCATCGAAAATGTACACATAATCCAGGCTTTTGCCTGTAGTGTACCCAAAAGAGCCAGGAATGGCTCCGATGGTGGTTTTCAAGAAAGTCATATCATTGTTAATCGTGATACCTGCTCTTATAAGAGACCGGTATCCCGGAGTAACAACATCGACCATATTCTTTGTAACGGACGAGACCACTGAGTGGTTTCGAATCTTTACAGTTGAATTATTGGTTAATGTTTCAGTCGAGGATCCACTTGAAAAAGTGTAATCGTTCCGACTACGCGAATAAGCTGTCATTATTTTTCTCCAGCAAAGGTTGATTATCGATCCTAAACCTGTGTCTTTTATTG